AAAAAACAGGAAAACGGTGCATACGCAGTGTTGAATCGTTATGGTGAAAAAGTTTTGTTTATGTTTGAGGAAGAGGATGATGCAGAAAGATATGCAATGATGCTTGAGGAGGATGAAGATAAAGAAATGCAGGTCATTGAAATTGATGATGCACTTGCCATTTTGACTTGTAAGAGGTATAATTATAAGTATGCAGTGATTACCCCTAATGACATCGTAATACCGCCACCAAAGGATGATAACGTTTCAAAAAATTAGATGGAAAAATTTCCTTTCGACAGGAAATCATTTCTCAGAAATTGACTTTATAAAAAACGGAACAAATTTAATTGTAGGAACAAACGGCACAGGTAAATCAACTGTGTTGGATGCTCTTACCTTTAGTTTATTCAACAAACCATTTCGTAAGATAAACAAATCTCAACTCATTAACGCTACGAATGAGAAAGATTGTTTAGTGGAAGTTGAGTTTGATATTAATGGTAGACAATATATTGTCCGAAGGTCAATCAAACCAAATTTATTTGAGATTGAAGTAGATGGTCAGAAGATGCATAAACAATCTGATGATCGTGCAATGCAAAAGATATTAGAAGAAAATATACTTAAAGTAAACTATAAATCATTTACGCAAATTGTAATTTTAGGTAGTAGTGCTTTTGTTCCTTTTATGCAACTATCAGGAACAAATCGTAGAGAGGTGATTGAAGACTTGTTAGATATTCGTATCTTCTCTGCAATGAACACAATCATTCGTGATAAGATAAAAAAACAGAAAGAAAATATTCAGGTATTAGACTTAAAGAAAGATAATGTCAAAGATAAACTTGAGATGCAAGAAAAGTTTATTGAAGAGTTAGATAATCGTGGGAAGGAAAATATTAAAGGTAAAAGAACTAAAATTGATTCTTTGATAGAGGATGCAGAGAAATACTCATTAGAAAATCAACAGTTAGAAAATGATGTTTTTAATAAAACTCAAGAGCAGGAAAAGGTAACAGGATCGAATAAAAAATTAAAGTCTCTTAACAATCTGAAGGGTAAAATATCCAATAAAGTATCAACTATAACAAAAGAACATAAGTTTTTTACAGAAAATACGGTATGTCCCACCTGCACTCAGGATATAGAAGAATCATTTCGATTAAATAGAATCAGTGACGCTCAAACTAAAGCAAAAGAGTTGCAATCTGGGTATAAAGAACTCGAAGAAGCAATTAAAAACGAAGAAGAACGAGAGCGTCTTTTCACCAAATTAACAAAGGAGATTACTAAACTCAATAATGGCATTTCTCAAAACAATACTCGGATATCTGGATTCAACCGACAAATCAGAGATCTGGAATCAGAAATTCAGAAAATTACCGACCAACTTGCGAACAGAAATACTGAACATGGAAAGTTAGAAGAGTTTAATCAAAACCTCCAAAGCATTTTTAAGGAATTAGCAGATAGAAAAACAGAAATCATGTATCATGATTTTGCATATACATTGCTAAAAGACGACGGAGTTAAGACTAAGATAATCAAAAACTACCTACCATTTATCAATCAGCAGGTAAATCGTTACTTGCAGAAGATGGATTTTTATATCAACTTTAAGTTGAATGAAGAGTTTAGTGAAACGATTGAATCACCGATTCATGAAAACTTTTCATATAGTTCTTTTAGTGAAGGTGAGAAGATGCGTATTGACTTAGCATTACTTTTTACTTGGAGAGAAGTTGCAAGAGTTAAGAACTCAGTCAATACAAATCTATTAATTATGGATGAAGTATTTGATAGTTCTCTTGATGGTATGGGAACTGATGAGTTTTTAAAAATCATCCGATATGTAATTAAAGATGCAAATGTCTTTGTAATATCTCATAAAGCAGACCTACATGATAAGTTTGAGAGTGTCATAAGGTTTGAGAAGGTAAAGGGTTTTTCACAAATGGCATCTTAATAAATACCTAAAAAGATCAAAATGGCTTGGCATATTAAAAAAACAAGTTTTATTACATCAAGACCTGTTTATTATAAAGGTGATATGAGGTGGACTGAAACTTATGATAATCGTAAAACTTATACGTCTCAAGCAAAAGCAAAGGCAGAGGATTACATCTGGGAAAAGAAAACCACTAATGGTTGGAACGTAACCGCTATTAACGAGAAAGCATAATGAAAACATTTCAACAATTTCAAGAAGAGACACCTAAAGTTTTACCGAATATAGAAAAGTCTATGGAAAGAACTGCAAAGGGAATAGGTAAGGTTATCAATCCAGCAGATGTCAAAAATTTTGTTATTAATACTGTAAAAAATAAAGCACTTGAAAAATTAGGTGCTAAAGATGATGAAGAAGCAATTAATAAAGTAAAAGGTTTTGTAGATGATAAAGTTACCAAAATGACTGATGAATTGCCAGGTGCAGTAAATAAGTTTAGTGATTTTCTTAAATCAGGTAAAATAGAACAAGGATTTAGTAAAATGAATACTCAGATTCAACAGGGAATGAAAAAAACGAAGAAGTAACCAGTTAATAAAGTGTCCACTGAACCGTCCATTGGGCGGTTTTTTAGTCTATACTGTGTATATCAAACAAAGATAAGATGAAACACGAAATCAAATCAACACTCGCTAAACTACTTGCAACAGAGGATTTAGTTGTAGAGCATAAGAATGTAGAGACTGCACAGTTCGATGTTCACAGTCGTGTTCTAACACTCCCTAACTGGGATAAAGCAAGTGAAGGTGTATTTGATATGCTTGTATGTCATGAGGTCGGACACGCTCTCTACACACCTGATGTGGATTGGAGAGAAGGTGGTAGAGTTACATCTCATGCATTTGTCAATATTGTTGAAGATGCAAGAATTGAAAAACTTATTAAGCGTAGATATGAGGGAACATCTAAGACATTTTTTAATGCATACAATGAATTAACTGATATTGATTTCTTTGAGATAAAAGACAAAGATGTAAATGATATGAACCTTGCAGACCGTATTAATATACACTTCAAGATTGGTAACTTTGTTGATATTGATTTTAATGAGGAAGAGCAATACTTTGTAAACAAGATTGACAAGATTGAAACATTCGAGGAAGCACTTGATGTTGCAGAAGAGTTATATGCATACTGCAAACAAAAGAAAGCAGAAGAGAAAGAAGAGATGGATAGATTATCTGAAATGCAGAGTGATGAAATCAGACTTGATGATATGATAGGTTCAACATCTGGTGAGACCGATGGTGACGGTCAAGAGACACAACAAGAGACTGAAGCAGATATTGATAGTGGCACACCACAGGCAACTAACGAACCAGTAATTGAAGACTTTGAGGATTTCAATCTTAATGATAATGTTAAGGAAGAGTGGAGTGAAGAACCTGACTCAGAAACAATGAAGTCATTGAGCGAAGCACTTAAAAATCTTACAAATACTCAGACTAGAGAAAGTCAATATGTCGAAATACCTGAGTTAATTTTAGAAAATATTATCGTTGATAATGAGAAAGTTCATCAATCAATGGATAAAAATTGGGTAGATTGTGAAGAAAGAAAAATCAGATATGAAAAAGAGTATCATGAAAGATTTAATACGAGTCCAAGTGATGAACCAATTTACAGTGAAGTTGATAAGATGTATTATAAATTCAAGAGAGATGCACAGAAAGAGGTAAACTATCTTGTCAAAGAATTCGAGAGACGCAAATCTGCAGGAGCTTATGCTCGCTCTTCTACTAGTCGCACTGGTGTCTTGGATACCAAATCTCTTCATACGTATAAGTTCAATGAAGATATTTTCAAGAAAATCACAGTGGTGCCCGATGGCAAAAACCACGGACTAGTATTCATTCTTGATTGGTCTGGTTCAATGAACAATGTAATACTAGATACATTGAAGCAACTATACAATTTGATTTGGTTCTGTCGTAAAGTTCAGATACCTTATGAAGTCTATGCATTTACTGTTGATTATCCAAATACAGATAAACCAAGAGTTGCTGAATTAAAGGATAAAGAAATACAAATACCTGATAATTTTCATCTTCTAAACTTCTTTACACATACCACAAAAACTAGAGATTTAGACCGTCAAATGCTTAATATCTTCAGATGTGGTGCATCATCTGATTGGAAATATAATAATGCTTGGATGCAAGCACCAATTGGTTTCAGATTATCAGGAACACCATTAAACGAAACAATGATAGCACTTCGTCAAATACTACCTAAGTTCAAGAAAGAAACTGGAGTTGAGAAAGTTCAATGTGTTGTTCTGACTGATGGTGAGGGTCAACCAATGAGATTTAATAAGGAAGTTCATAGAGATTGGGATGATGAACCATATATGGGAACACAATATTTTGGTGAGAGTTGTTTTATTCGTGATAGACAATTAGGAACAACATATCGTTGTGAAGGTCATTACTATGATGACCGTAATCAGACTGATGTTCTTCTTCGTAATCTTAGAGAACGTTTACCAAATATGAACTTCATTGGTATTCGTATCATGTCTAGTCGTGATGGTGGTCAATTCGCTCGCAGATATCTTGGATATGGTAATGAGTTAGTTGAAAAGACAATGCTTAGATGGAGAAAGGAAAGGTCATTTGCAATTAAAGATGCGGGTTATCATACTTACTTTGGTATTGCTTCACAGGCACTTGCAAACGATGCAGAGTTTGAACCTAAGTCTGACTCAAAGGCAGATATCAAAAGAGCATTTGTTAAAAGTCTTAAGAATAAGAAGATGAATAAGAAAATACTTGGAGAATTTATTGAATTGGTGGCATAATAAATAAAGTGTAACTTATATTATTATAATGGTTAGAATTACACCTGAAGATGCAGCAAAAATGTTAGATGCGTATGCGAAAGTATATGCACCTAAAGAGGAACCAAAACCTGAGACTGAAGTATCAGCAGAAACCACTGAAGAACCAAACACTGAGGAATAAAAATGACTAGATTTACTGAACTATTAAGTAGTGGCGAAGTTCATTCGGCATATGAAAGTGTAACTTCACCTAAAACTACTCAACAGACAACTGTTGATGTAGATAATTCACCTGCATCAGTTGAAGACCCAGTTAATCCTGAACCATTGGATTTTACTACAATGTCTAAACTTCAACTTGAAACATATGGTAGAGCCATAGGAATTGAGTTAGACCGTAGACACAGTAGAAAAAGATTGATAAGAGAATTAGAACAGTTTATATCCAATCGATAAAGTGGCACACAAGGGGGTTACACAACCCTCTTTTTTGATTATAATGAATATATCAAATGAAAAACAAACTTTATTATGCCCTTCGAGATTAAAATGACTGCCGACC